ATGTTTAGAGATAAAATGGATAAATGCACACACATGTTGACTGCTTATATTGGTAGTTCATATGACTATTGTGATTTTATAGATACACAACTAGATGATTTTATACTAGAGTATGGAGAAAATGTAGTAGAGTCTTGCTTACATCAAGTAATGGTATTGGTAAGTAAGTATAATTAGATAGACATTATTTTCTAGAACACCCTTTTTAGTTTTATCTACTTTTAAATAATGATATGATAAAAAAATAATTAAAATAGATTTATAATATTCTTAGTTTTATTTTTTGTTAAAATGCGATATAATAAAGATGTAAATTCGTATCAAAAAGAGATAAGAGAACTGTAATTCTCCTACCTCTTTAGAAATAAGGAACTATAATCTATTGTCGAGAGTGTAGTTTCCGAAAAAATTTAGTACTTTTTATATTTAATTTTTACTATTAGTTTATTAATAGTTAAATTAAATATAAAGCCACTCTTAGCTTCCGACTTTGAGTGGCTTTTTACTTTGTATAAATCAAGTAAAAACTTTGCTATGTAATAAACTGCTACTATTTCCACACTTCCCACCTCCTTTCATTAGAAAGTAGGTTAGAGCATAATGTGGAAACTGCCACTCTTAGATATTTAGTTCCTTACATATAAATTATAACATAATTTTACAATTATCAAATATATATTCTTCATATTTTTTATTTATACAATATATTCTATATTGCAATAAAAAACATTGTTTTAAATATATATACATAGGTATATACTAAATATGTTAAACTTAATTATGGAAAATATAAAATGAAAGGAATAAAAATATGACTAAGACTATATTATGTAATTACTGTAATAAAGGAATAGATAAAGATGATAATAAGTATATTACTTTTCATAAGAAAAGTCATATGAAAACTAACATTTGTATTAATTGTGCATTAAATTTGATAGATAAAGATAAATTAAATGAAAATATTATAAATAATCAACATAGTTATTCAAAGAAATGAAAAAGCACTCTCCACAACGAAGAATGCTCTATATAATAATGTTTGACTCAGTAAATATGCGTTGGGGTTGCATATCTACTTTTTTATTATATCATTAATTTTGTGCATCAAAAAGAGCTATTTAAATCAATTTTAAGGTGTGTTGAGTGATGTTATTGATGTTTACATACTTAAACAAAAATATTTATATTTGAAGTATTAGCATTTTTAAAATATAATTTAATTATAATCTAAAAAGGGGTTGAAAAAAATGGATGTTGAACAATCTAAAAATGTTTATTTGCGAATTGGAAAAGAGTTATCTGAAAAAATGACTAAATCAGAATTAACTAAATTTTCACAAGAAGTAGCAAACTATTTGCAATACGCTGGACTTGATAAGAATATGAAAATTAAACTATTTCAAACAATCATAGAAGCGGTTGCAAGAAAAAAAGTATCATTGCCAGCTGGTAGTGAATTTACGCAAGGAATAATGTTAAGTAACGAATTGGAAATGACAACGAATGTAGGATTTATAGTCGAAGGATTAAGTTATCATAATAACTAAAACTTTAGCATTAAAAAAGCAGTGTATTTATTGAATACACTGCTTTTATTTCCGTATAGTTAATCTAAAATTGGATATTATATCATTTCGATATAAATTAAATTGACATTTAAATCCCTCGTAGTTAATCAAAAGCGATACTATATACATTAATAATAATACTCTTTCATTTAAATTTCAATCATTGATTTTAATTCTTGTTTACAATTTTCTATACTTTCGCTCAATTCTTCCAAAAAATCTGGTAAACTATCTTCTATATTTCTCTCGACTAATTCGTCAAAATTTTCTTTGTTGAATTTTTCATAACTATTCCAATTCAAAGTTTCGCTTTCAGTGTCACACCAAGTAGCAAATTCTTCGTAATCATTTAAAAAACAAAGTTCTCCTAAAAGATCTTCAATTTGAACTTCTCCTTGACTAAATTCATAGACAATAATTTCTCTCATATTAAAAATATCATCTGAATAGCCTTGCCAACTTGAAATTGTGCTTTTTACAACTCCTTTCAAATTTATAGAAATTCTTATAGTATCAGTTGTTTCTATTAAGTAGCATTCTTTATAAATTTTCGTAGCTTCTTCCTTTATTTTATCTATATTCATATCTACAACCTTTAAAAATTTTTTAGCTTCTTTTTTATCCATTTTACCCATTTTAATTTCCTCCTATTTTAAAATATTATTCAAGATATATCTGTATTTTTGTATTAAAAAACTGTATTATAACAATACAGCTTTATGATTTTTATATTCAATTTTATAAATGATTTTTATATTCAATTTTATAATCTTTTAAAATAAATTCAATTACATCTAATATTCTATTTCTTTTAACTTGTCATTATCTTTTAAAAATTTCTTATGTAACTTCTCTTTAGCTTCCATATATGCCTTCTCAGCATCTTCTATATTATCATAGTATCCTAAATTGCGATGTACTTTCTTAAACTCTATCTGAGCATGGTATTTACCCTTTTCTTTATTCCAACAAACTCCTCTTATTTTTGTTTTAGAATTTATACTTGCTTCTGTCTTTTTTATAATAGATATATTTGTATCATCAACAATATTTTTTTGTTGATGTACTCTTAAAGCTATCTTTGCATTTCTTATCTCAGCTTCTTTTTTTAAACATCCACATGATTTAGTTCTATTAGTAGTTAAATTGTTTTCTGCTGTTTCAATTTCATTTCCACAATCACACTTACAAATCCAAATATAATGTCCACTTTTTGTTTTTTTATTAGTTGATTTTATAGCAGTCAATCTGCCAAATTTTTTACCTGCTAAATTATTTTGTTTAAACTGTGTCTCACTTTGCATACATCCACACGCTTTTATTCTTTTCAAACTATCTGCTCTTATCCATTTTTCGTTATTGCAATTTGAACATTTACATAAATAATATTTCCTTTTATTTCTTTGCTCTATATCTAGTATCGTAAAGTTCCCGAACTTATCTCCAATATTCATATTTTCACTTCCTGTAGGTATTATAAATATTTAATAAACATTTCTTTTATCTTGCTTTCAAATTCTTCTGTTGTTATATATTCATCTTTGTAATTTTCTTCTAATTCTTCAATATCTCCATCTTCATCTAAGTATGTATCATGTTTGTAGTATAAGTCATAAACTTCATTGAATAAAGAGCCATCTATGCAATATAGATGATTCTCGCAAGTTGCTAAGTCCTCATAACTACATCCTTCGCCTACACAATATCCTTCAAAAATATTTATATCATAGTCTTTAAATTGACATTCTCCTGCAATTTTAAACCAGTACTCACATAAGTTTATTATAGCATCAACACATTTTTCTTTACTTATTTTATAACAGCTAATTCCTGCTTCAAAATGTTCTCCATCTCCTGTTGCACTACTTCTATGTTCTTTTCCTCTAAAACCTTTATCAAAATCAAGTCTGATGAATTTTTCCATTTTTATATCCCCCTTTGTTTATCTCTTTCTTTAATTATATTATAATCTATATGAATATCTAAGTCAACACTTTTTCAAAGTTTTTTCTTTGTTTTTCAAAAACATAACTTTGATTAACATAGATTGTTCTTTCGCTATTAAGATTTTTATGTTATTATATAAATAAGAGAGGTGTGGAAAATGACGTGGAAGAATGAAATTAAAAGTATTCTTGTAAAAGAAAACATCAGCATAAATGAGTTGAATAATTTAATGAATGAACATAATAATAAAAATAATACAGTTGAAAATTTAAGGCAAAAAATAAATAATGAGACTATGAAGTATAGTGAAATTTTGACTATTGCTAGTTTGATAGGATATGAGGTTGTTTGGAAGAAAAAAGAAAAGTAGGCATAAAAAAAAGAAGGTAACAACTAACTGTTGCTACCTTCTAATCATCAATTCTTAAACTTTGATACACTAAAATTTTTAACTTGAGATTTAAATAACTGTTCAATCTCATCAACTACATTCTGTATCTTATTTTCATATCTTGAATCATAATATATATTTATCTCACCTATGCTATTTATGCTTATAGAATATTCTTTTCTTTCTATTATACATATGCTTCCGCAATCTGATAAATCATTCTTGTATATTGATTTTAATTGTCTTTTTATCTTGAGAAAGTCTATTGCTGGATAAATATTATTTGGATAAAAACTTTTATCATTTATTAACATCTTATCCACCCCTTATCGTTTTATTTATAAAACTTTATACCTTATTAATAATTATATTAAACATATTTTTCCATACATTCATAATTATTTCATATAAAATATTTACTTTATCTATTAATAAAATCTAATGCTTTGTAAAGTGTATCAAATCTATCGTTTCCCTTTATCATAGTATATCTTTCTTTAGTTATAGACCCTATCTTATCACATGCTCCTCCACCTACGATATACAGATTTTGTGTCTGACCAGGTACATAATCTTTTATGTCACATACCCTACATTCATTTTCTTTGTAGTTCCAACTAATTACTTGTGCTAGAACTTTGTCAACTTCTCCCTCGTAAACCACTGTATGTTTATACATTTGTTTCACCTCAATATTATCTATTTTCTTATTTAATATACCCTCAGCTATTAGCTTTGCAACTGTATTTTTATTTTTAATATAGTAATCTGTATCTGCTTTACTATCTACGAAACAAGTTTCAATTAATATTGCTGGTGCTTTTGTATGACTAAGCCAATACAAGCCCCTTACATCTGATTTTGCACCTCTATTTTTAAATACTGTCGCTAATTTATCATTTACTCTATTTGCATACACTTTGCCATTATTAGTTTTGTAAATTGTTTCTGTACCTATTGGATTTAAGGTTGTTTTGTTGGCATTAAAATGTATTTGTACAGCTAAGTCTACATTTTGCTTATTGGCTATTTGACATTGCTCTGCTAAATAGTTATTAGACTTATCTACCTTTCCAGTATATACAGTAGCTCCACCTTGTTTCAACCATTTTACTATTAAATCAGTTAACATTCTATTTTCTTTTCCTTCGTCTATATAACCAACTGCTCCTGTTCCTTTACCTGTTAGTGTATGCCCTGGTACTATTGCTATTTTCATTATCTACTACCTCCTTTAATATTTAATTCATCTGTCATAGTATCTAATAAGTTACCTATTCTATCTTTTAATTTTTTAGGCACTGGTAACCCACACAAATACATGTTTTTTAATATACTTACACTTTCATATAGAATAAATAAGATAGAGAAAAATTCAGATATTCCAAGATGATTTAATCGCAAAAAATCAACCCAATCTTGTGGTAACATAAATAAAAAGTTAAACTTTGTAAGAATGTCAACTACTGCTAGAAAAAATATACATGCTATCATTGCTACTTTTCTTATTCCTCCATTTATACCAAAAGAGCTATTAAACTGATGTGTTTTTATTGCTCTTAGACAACCTAGTAATGTATCAAATGCTATTGCTAATATTACTAACTTTATAAATATATTTGTTGCTAAAAAAACTATTGTTATATTCATACATCCTCCTAATTTTGTATTAAAATAGGACTTAGAATTATCTAAGCCCTTTAAATGTGTAAATTATTTTACTCTTAAATTATCTACAAATTTTGTAGTTTTTTTTAAATATGCTATATTACAATTATCTATCCCTTGTTTTGTAGGGTGTTCGATATAACAGCCTTTCAAATCTCCTATTTCCATATTTTCTTCCATTTTGTCTGTTTTGTAATTAATAAATATACTTATTAACATAATTAAAACTAGTATTGATATAAATTTCTTCATACTTTTATCTCCTTTATAATATAATTTTTTTATTATAGATAAAAATAAAAAAATTATAACTAAAAAAGGAAATTATTTTTAATTTATACAAAAAAGAACCTCCTATTTTGTAGGTTGTGTTCCTTCTACTACTCCACTATGTTCTATAATGTAGTTTTCAACTGCTATCCTATACTCTGTGTTAGTTACATCATCTAGTTGAAATTCTCTATTTTTTAGAGGATTTAATCCCTTATTTAATATTCTCTCTGCTAATATTCTTACTACAACATTATTTATATTCATTATAAAATTCCTCCTACCTTTTCATTTTCTGCAATTAGTAATTGATTTTCTAACTCCTTGATTCTTTTTTCTTCTTCTGTTATATATACTGGTATTTCTTCTAAGATAGGTTGTTTAGTTTCTATATTTATACCTGTAATCCTATTCTTAGTGTAATCTACACTTCCGTAATCTATATCAATCCAATTCAATTCAATTATTTCATTATGTTCTAATACATCTCCTGTTGCTTCTCCTGTCTGTAGCAATATTTTTCCTGTTTGGTCATATATTATTCTATTTGCTCTATTCATTTTATCACCTCGTTTATATAAATTTTATAGCATACCAATTATATGAAACATAAGACACAGAAGGTTTATAAGCAGGAACATAGACACCTTGATTATTTATATAAGTATTACCTCTATTGTTTATATAAACCTGACCATCAGCTGTAAATTTGGTATCTGAATTTGTTTTTCGAAGAGCAGTTGTAATTACAAAATCTTTATCAGGAGGCGATGGAATTGAATAAGTAGCAAATATTAAGTATTTATAAAATTGTGTTGGGCTATTAAGTATACATTCACATTCAGCAAAAAAGATATTGGGGATAAAATCTAATCCTTTAATATTAATCCATCCACCTGGTTTCATTGGATAATTAGGATTAGATTCGCTATTAACATACAAATAAGCAGTCGATGTTGTGTCTGTTAATGTACTGGTACGTCCTGATGCAACTTTATATTTTGTATTTAACTGACTTACAGTATTATTAGCTTGTGTTAACTGATTCATCAAATCCTGCACACTAGCGTCCGAACTATCAAATGATGCCTTTATTTTCTCTGATAATTCTACTAAGGTATTATTTAAACTTGCTTCTATATTCTTTAATGCTAAAGTATTTATAATACTTGTTTTGCCACTTTTGAATGTATCTTTAATTTCCATCCATTTGCTTGTAACTTCATCTGTTGTAGAACCAGCAGGGAGAGGTGCAATTCCTTTGCTTATACTTACAACTTTTTCTGCTGTAGCATTAGCACTGTCTGTGACAACTATCTTAAGTGTGTGTAGGGCGTTATCTTCTAATGTATAGTTAATTGTTTTCTCTTCTGTTAAATCTATTGTTATAGTTTCTTTTAGTACATCATCTATAAAATATTCTATTTTAGTTAACAATGTTGGGTCTGTGTGGTCAGCTTTAAATGTTGCTGTGGTTGAGTTATATGAGGATATAGTTAAAAATGGCAATGCTTGTAGTAATGTTATTTTAGCATAACCATCTTGTTTCGTAGTATTTCCACCTACAACGCTATTTATATCGCTAAAATAATATTTAGAAGATGGACTATAATTTGCTGGCTTATAACTATCTTTTGTTAGAATATATCCACTTCCACCACCACCAAATTCAGCATAAAAACTACCTGCACCACAATACCAACCACCACCGCCACCAACACCACTAATGCCATCTCCAGCACCGCTTACACCAAAAGAACCATTATAAAGACTATTAAAAGTTAAACCGCCTTGAAATTGGCTTCCACCGCCTGCAAAATATTTATTTGCTATAGAAATACCATCTTTACCTTTTGTACCACCACCATGACCAATACTATCATGTGAATTTCCGCTTCCACCACCACCACCACCTGCAACAATTATGCGAGATAGCAAACTTTGTAAATTATCCCAGTTACCACCAATAAGTCTAATATCAGTAGCTCCACCACCTGCAAGACTATAATAACCATCAGAAGTACTTTTATAAGTGGTTATACCACCCGCACCATTAAAACCACTTCTACAAGTCTCAATACCATTAACACCTTTACAATAACCACTTTGCCCAACGTAAACATGTAATGTAGTATTTTCTTTCAATATTAAAGAACCAGCAGTATAGCCACCTTTTGCACACTGTACAAAATCATAATAATTACCACCACAAGCACCAAAACATTCAAACTTATATTTACCAGGTGGCAACACTACACTTTGTTCAGCACCTGTATAATTAAATTCATAAACTATAGCCATTTTTCACTCTCCTCTCTTAAATAGGTAACATATCGTTTTGTATGGATATATTAATCTCGTTAAAATTTTCTATTTTTGCAACAATTTCATCTATTGCCCCTTGAACATTTGTAGCAGTAAGATTACTTGTTGCATTATTATAGCTTGTTTTCTCTGCTGTTGTTTCTATACTATCTACACTAGTTTTTACCTCATTTAATGCACTAACTATATTTGTTTTATCTGTTGTAGTAAGTTGTGTTGTATCTCCTATTTTGTTGTTTAACTCTGTTTTAGCAGTTTCTATGTTGCTTGTTAATTCTGTTTTAGTTGTATCAATTTTAGTGTCTAACTTATTGATATTTGTTAATATTTTTTCTTCATCTTTTTTAGTTAAAAATATCGCAGTTGGGTCAACAACTAAGGTCACTTTCTCTACATTAGATACCTCTATAATAAATTTTAAATACAAATCTTTCATAGCTCCATTGCCAACTTTTGGCTTATAGGTTTCAGGACTTTTGCAAATTGCAATCATATCGCCTTCATTATCTATAAGAGCCATTTCTCTAACTGTAAATCCACCTATTGAACCAGGTACACATGCTGTTGCAATAATCCAATTAGGATTATTTTCATCCTTGTCAAAAACATTTATATTACCTTCCCAAACTTTATTTTTTAATGCTGTTTGGTCTTCTGTTGGATTGTAATAGCTTCCTCCTCCATCACCTGCTTGAATCTTCTCTAATACTACTGATTTACCTAACATTCCTGCATTAGCAATCTTAGCCTTACCTATATTTGTAAGTATAGTGTAAAATTGTTCATCAGCCATTTATACCACCTCCTTTTGGATATACTGTCAATATTTCTGAACTCATGTTATGAGCTAATGCAAACTTAGCTTTAATATTAGCTTTTACTTCTTTACTTGAATAAGGATATACTGTTATTTCTTCACTCATAATTGTTGTTTGTGCAAAATAAGTTTTACTTTTTAATAAAGATACTAACTTATAACTTACAGATAGATGAGAAGGTTTTATAACATTTACTCTCTTATATAAATCTTCTAAATCTCTAGGAAAACCTTGAGTACTGGTTAATTCAACACCAAAAGTATATGGAGATATGTTTTCATTTATTTTTATATTTGCACCTGTATAAGATTGAAGTATCATAGACATTCTTTTAGGTGTCATAATATATTTGCTTTGGAGCTTAGCAATAACTTTTCTTCTCCTAGCTTCTATAGCTTCATCTAGATTAGTAGATAAACCTACCCTATTTTCCCAAAATTCAAGTCCCCATGTTGCACTCTGAGGAAATAATTGTAATTCTATTTCTTTATTTAATAAATCTAGATTATCAAATTCGCTTCCTATAGCTTCATATAAGCTTTGCATTATAATAGATTGCTCATATATTGGTGACAATGTAAGAAGCATTTCTCTACCTTTTTTAGAAGCTATCATCCAACCACCTCGTTAACTATTTCCCCTACTCCGACCACTTGGTCCTGCAATTTTATATTTTCTTTTACATCATTTATAGTAAGATTAGAAAAGTCCTGTATACCTTCGTCTGTCAACATCATAGAACCTACTATTGCCTGTATAGCATTGTATGAGACTGTTCCACCTAAATCAATCTTATCTAAATATTTGTCTATCTTAGCTTTTAGATTGTTTAATACTGTTTCTTCACTAAAACTGTTACTAAATATAAAACTAGCTTTTACATTAATAAGTAGTGTTTCGGGTGTTACAACTGTTACTAAAGCCCCAATAGGAGCTTTCCCGTCTCTATTTTCTCCTTCTGATACATTTAATGGATATATATATTCTTGAACTTTATCTATTAATTCTTGTGTTGCTGCTTTTCTATTTTTATCTAGTATTAATACTTTTACTGTTCCTGCTCCAGCCCATTCTGAAACTACATAAGCATATCCAACTCCATCAACTTCTTTAGCCCATCTTATATAATCTGAACTAGCTCCACTTAATCGGTCCTCTTGTTCTGACACAAGGACTCTTTCTCTAAAATGTTCTTCGTCTTCTATATCTGTTCCACCTTTAAAATCTTCTTTATTATTAACAGATTTAATCCCATTAATAGAGCCTAATAAAACAGATATACTGCCTTTAGATACATTTCCTATAATCCCTGCAATCCTGCATTCTGCTTTAATATCTACTGTTTCATTTTCTCCTATAGTTTTAGTTTCAAGAAGCTCAAACTCTATGCTCTGTTTTTCATCTGTAGCAATCGTTGTAACAATAGTCCCTTTTGCAATGATAGCTCCTTGTACGCCTGTAAATGTAACCATGCCAACCGATTTAGTTGGTTGATTTTTAAATACTCCTTTACATTCACCAAGCCACTCTAAATAAGTTCCATAAGATGTCTGAGGAAATGCAATCTTTAAATTATTTTGTAATCCTAATTGTTTTAACTGTGTGATTTCTTCTGCTGTAGGTCTTGTTGCATCATAAATAAAGTCCCCTTCTAGTGTGCTCACATCTTGAAAGTTACTTAACATCCTTTCGTGTATTACTTCTTCATCTTCCGTTAAAAATACTGGTATAGGTAGTTCTCTTTCCATATAATCACCTACCTTTTTATATTGCCATCAATTACTATATTTTCATCATCTATTGTTAGTACATCAAATTCATAATTAACAAGCCTACTATTTTCAAGCCAATTGAATATAAAATTACTCACTTCTTTTGTATATGGATGAACTAAAATAGTTTCTTTTATTAACCTAGATATTTCAAGTTCTTTAGCACTTTGAGATAGATTACTAGCAATTAAGTCTTTTATTTCACTTCCATATACACTAGAATAAGCTGACCGTTTGTATCTAGGTGTTAATATAGCTTTTTGACACCATTGTTTATATGCCTCTACCTTGTTACATCTTTTTAATGTTCCATCTGCATTTTTGACAAATTCGCCTTTTATAAAATCAAATAAAAAAGACCCCTTTAGGTCCAGTTCATTTTCATTATTATTTTTTAATTCTACAGTTTCAAAAGTTTCATTTTGTGGAAATAGGTTTGGCATTTACAACCCTCCCAATTACTACAAATTCAGTTCCCATAACGGCTACTAATACATTATCACCTATAGTCAATGGTTTCAACTCTTTCGGAGTTTCTATTTTATGTTTATGTCTATATTCTGCACCTAATATTTCATCTGAAAGAGTAAAATAATCTTCTTTTAATGTTAAATTCTCTAACACTAAATAGTCCTGTATTTCATCTTTATAACCATTTACTTTCAGACCATTTGTTGTTATTTCTGCAAGTGAACAACCCATTCCAAAGACTCCATCATTAACACTTTTATTCATTTTTTCTTTTAATATTCTAGCAACTCTATTGAATCTAGCATCAGTCATTGTTATAAAATTTCCTCCTTATATAATCTAAAGTTCCTATATTGAGCTTCATTTTTGGTATAGAGTCTAATGTATGAGTGACATCTATAACATAGTATTCTTTTCCTTTTAAACTTACCTTATCACCTGCACGTATTCTATTTATATCCACTGCACAATCTACACTTATTGTTTCCTCTCCACTATTGAACATTGCTTCTGCTGCTTTCTTAGCTTCTTTAGCATTTTTTATCTTTTCATCTTGTTTAATCTTTTGTAGTGTTCCATACTTATCTGAGTCCTTCTTATATGTGCCAATGATAGGTGCTTTTGTATTTTCATCTTTACTCTTACCTAGCACTTTTACACTTGTTACTGCATCATTAAAACTACTTGTAAAGTTTGCATCTTCTAATATACTATCTAATTTATATACATTTGCATTAGTGCCAAGCTTAAACAATTTCAACTTATTATCCATCCTTACCCTAAATAAGTCTCCACCCTTACTAGCTGTTTCTTTTAAGTCTTTTTTAATCATATCTAGTATGTTAGTCTTATGTATTACTTTAGCAAGTTTCTTTCCTGTGTTAGCTAGATTGTAACATGGTATATTCCATTGTTTACAGTAGTATTCAATCCTCTGTGTAGCTGTATTTTCTTTAAACTGATATTGTTCTTCTGATTCTTCCATATAGACTGTTCTTTCTCTACAAGATAAGGTCAGTTTTTTACTCTTTTCGCTTCTTCTAGTTTCCCATACGACTCCATTAAATATAGTTTCTTCTTTTTTACTCTCATACGCAATGTCAATTAGAACTATTTTATCACCTTTTTTAATTCCTATATCTTGAAGTTGCTTAGGTTCTACTAATGATACATCCATCTTATATGCAACTCCGTCTATAGCTTCACTTAATGTTATTCCTTCATTAAAATTTGCAATATCATATTTTCCATTTAATATTATTTTCATTTAGAAGGTATCACCAACTTTTGCCCTTTTTTTATCACATTAGGGTTTTTGCCAATAGTTTTTTTATTTTCAGGTATATTATAAATTTCTGGCCATCTCGAACCTTTACCTAAAAGATTTTTCGCTATCTTATATAATGTATCACTTGCTTTAACAGTATATATTTTAGTAGTGGTTTTATTGTTAGGTCTATTATCTTTTAAATCTGTTTTAGTATTACTTTTAGTTTCTTTTTTTAATGTCTCTATCTTCAATTCTCTATAAGTTCTAAATGTTATCTCAATGTCTCTATCTTCTTCTCTTCCTGCTGTTTGAGTATTGCTAAAACTAGATATTGTAACTAATCCATTGTAACCAAAACCAGTCATTATAAGTCTTAGAGGTTCGCTTTGGTCTACCCATTTTTCAAGCATTGCAACTATTTCAGTAGGATTTTTTAACTCGCTATATCTGCAATAAGAAGCATCGTATTGAAAAGGTAGAAATGTTTTAAATGATATTTCTCTTATCTTCTCTCCTTCTTTTTTAATGTCAAATTCACCTAAATTCACTATATCAACAGTTTCAAATCTTTTTTCTTTCTTTATAGATAAACTATCAAGTGGAGTTACTGGAAAATGGAAATCTATTTTTTCTTTTTCATTTTTTAGGTATATGTCTATTACCAAGTTATCACCTCTTTTTTACAACAAAAAGCTCCTACAAGTTGTAAGAGCTTTAAAGTATTATACATATATCAATTAAACATAAAATTTATTTGTTCTTCTATGCTATTAACTTCTGTATTTGTATTATTAATATGATTATTAAATTTTGGTGGATATATATGAAAATCATCACTTATAGCAACGGACTTGTCAGGTTCATCTTTTTTATTGTATTGCATAACTGTTACGACTTCTTCTCCAGTATCATTTTCATAAAATTGAAATTGAACAGTATCATTGCTTTGATTGTCATATACATCAATCTGTCTTAATGTAGTTTCGTTTGGTTCTATAATTTTATATTTATAGCCAAATATGTCTATGTTTGATTTTATTCCTTCATAAGATGCCATGTTAACACAATTTTTATTTTTTAAGTATACATCATTAAAAAACTTTGTTGGTTCATTGTTTTTCTTATTTTCCAATGATTTTTGCTCATCTTCATTCTTTTTTTGTTGTTCTACTAATTTTATAGCTTCTTCATCTTTTTTTTGTTTCTCTGTTTGAGCCTTCTGCTCTTTTTGTTTTTTAGTTTCTTCTTCCGCTTTCTTTTCAGCATCTTCTTTATCTTTATTACTAGAAACTTGATTGACTTGAGTAGAATTTTTATCATCTAAATCTTTTGTAAGATAAACAGTCCTAGCACAACTTAATGTTAATAATGCTAAAAAACATCCTAAGACTATTTTTCCTTTATTTTTAGCTTCAATAGCTTTCATTAAAAATTCAATTGAAAAAACAGCTAAAGTGATTGGTAAGAAACATATTGCTATAATACCTATAATAACTTTTAAGAAAGTATTTAGACTTTTAAATTTCTGCCACATAAAATTTCCCCCTCATAAATTTGCATATTTTAACAATATTATATCATTTATGAGGGAGTTTTTTTTAACAACAATTCGACATTATCCAATGTCTTGTAATGCTTCTCTTAGTCCATCTTCTACTTGAGATAATATTTCTTGTATCATTTCTTCTTTGTTATTACTCTCTTGAACGTTTATAGATATTCCGCCTAGATTTATAGTGCTATTAGAAGAATTAACACTATTTGGTGTAGCTTCTCTATATTCTTTATTATCTGTATCTAAAACATTTGTAAGAGGAAATTGTCTAACATTATTTACAACATTAGAATAACTTTCTCCAATTTTTTGTGATGGGGTTGAGCTTAAACCTAACATTTTGCCTGTTTGTTCATACAAGCCTATCGCTCGATTTCTTCTATTGTTAGAAAGAGGAATCACCATTTCAGCTCCATCTTCTCCACAAATACTTGGTTTACTTGCAACTCCACCATCAGCAAATCGACCAAATATATTACTTAGTATCCCGCCTCCTTCATTTACTGTTCTTTTGACAGTTGTTTGAGTAGTCTTAACATTAAAAGATGCAGAGATTGGTGCTGAAACGGTTGCTCTTACACTATTCCAGTAACTAATGATTTGGCTCGACATAGCACTAACTTGACTTACTACAGAACTACACATAGCAGAAATAGCACTTATCGCTGAACTGCTTAAACTCGTAAAAGATGTTCTAGCTCCGTTGTACATGCTACTACATGCAACCCTTACATTTGATGCTAACATATTAAAAGAAGTTGTTGCACCGTTATATAAACTACTTCCTGCTTCTCTTCCAACTTGGGCTAATTGACTGAAGCTTTGCTTTGCTCCATTGTACATATTCGTCGCTCCTTGCTGAACTGTTGCAGTAGCTTGGTTGAATGCTGTATCTATACCAGTTGTAAGATTGTTATTATTAATTTGAGGTGTAGCATTATTTAAAGCATCTGTAACACCTTGTTGAGTTGCTACTCCTAATTCATTCCCTTTTTGCTGAACAGTTGGCACCCCTGTTTGAACTCCATTCACTACACCATTTGTCAAATCTGTACCTAATTGTTGCCCTGCTTGTTGCACAGCTGGGTTTTCTTGTGTTAGGGCATTTGCAACCTGTTGATTTGCTTGTTGAGCAGTTTGAGAAGCTGAACCTTGTATTTGACTTGAAGCTTGAGCAAATATACTTCTTACAGTTTCTAAAGCTTTTGGTCCTTCTATTCCTAGATTATTTAGGTTTTCTAAAACTTTAGAAGCTTGTGTTTCTATTGGAGTGCTAAAGTCTACATTAGCAAATATTTGCCCCATTTCCCCATCCATTTTGCCTAATGTCTGTTGCATTTGTGGTCCTATTTGGTTTATAGTTCCAAGCATGTTACTTATCGCTCCGTTTATTCCATCTTGATTAAATCCAATTTTGAATGAATTAAATGTGTCGCTTAAACCTTGTTTTAGATTTGTAGTATCTAGTGCAGTAGAGGCTTGTGAGAAAATAGTTCTTAATGTATCTATAGCTTGTGTTCCTTCCAAACCTAGATTGTTTAGATTCTGTAATACTTTAGTTTTCTGTGCATCTATAGAAGAATTAAAATCCACTCCCTTAAAAATTTCGCTTGCTTTACCTCCTAGACCTTTTAAGGTTTCTAAAGCTTGTGGCCCTGTAGCTTTTAAAGAGTTCAACATTCCTGTTACTCCGTCTTTTAATCCACTTACATTTGTCCCTTCCTTGAAGGCATTGAAAGCATCACTCATGCCTTGTTTTAAATTATTTGAAGAATCTGCGCTATATTTACTTATAAAACTTAAAGTTTCTTGTATACTACTTCTGTATTCTTGAGCACTTAATTTACCTGCCTTGAAAGCATCATCAAGATTTTTGGTGATTTTGTTAACTTTGTCACTAGGTTTCATATCTGCTGTCACACCAGATAAAATTATCGCCATATTATCATTTAATCCTCGCATCATAGTAAGAGATTGGTCATCTAAACCTTTTAATCCATTCGTTAATGCTCTAGCTATATCATTAGATTTCTTCTCTGTTACATTTTTAGATTGGTCAAAAGCAGTTGAGAACGCTTTAGTAACACCTTGTAACTCTTTTGAAGTAGACTTTTTTAATAGAGCTGTTGCATTAGAAGTTTCTCCATTTATATCACTCAAAGCTTCTTTTGTATTTGTTTTAATCTCTGCTGTAGTTTTACCAAAAAGATTTTTTAATGAAGAAGCTTTTTCATCCCAGCTCTTATCTGATAAAAGAATACCTATTCCTTTGCCTATCCCTCCAAGCATTATAAGTAGATTCCCCAGCGTAAGCTTTATAACTCCACCTACAGTTTCCATTATTGTAGTTACATATTCACCAAACGAACCAAAACGTGTTTGTAAGTCCATCATAGCAGTTTTATTATTAGAAATAGCAACAGTCATTCCTGCAAAAGCTATAACAATAGCCCCTATTCCAACTGTTAATCCGAATGCAGCTAATTTAGCTGTACCAAAAGTGTTTGCAAGTAAACTTAAACTTTTAATAGCTCCTCCAAAAGCAAAGGTGGCTTTAAGTACCATAACAGAGGCTATAACGGAACCAATTGCAGGCAATAATACTTGAAATCCTGCTTTTATTTTATCGAAATTATTAACAAACTTTTCTACTACTCCAACTATAGCATCACCTATTTTAGGCATATCTTTTATAAGTTTTTCTACAAATTGACGAGTCATAGGACCTAGTTTACTTCCTACCGATATTCTTACATCATCAATAGCACTTTTTAAAATTTCAAATTGTCCTGACAGGGTATCTAGTTTCATATCAGCAATTCTCTTAGCTTCACCTTCTGATTCTGCAATAGCTGTAGTTAACTTATTAAAATCACTTTCACTAGCATTTACTACAGCCGCCCAACCTGCCATGGCTGTTCTTCCAAAAATAGAAGATATTGCAACACCTTTTTCAACATCTTCTAATCCTCCTAATTTTTCTCTAAGACTTCCTATTGTTCCTGCTAAATCTAAGCTTCCATTTTTATTTTTCTTTAATTCTATTCCATATTTTTTGATTGCAGAAGCAGCTTCTTCTGGTGGCTTTATTAATCTAACTAGACCTCCTCTTAACGAAGTACCTGCCATGCTTCCCTTGACACTTGCACTAGCCATCAGACCTGTCGCAAGAGATAAATCTTTCATAGATACTCCCAATGCTCCGCCCATAGAGCCTACGTATTTAAATGTTTCACCCATTAACTCAACACTTGTATTTGAATTTGTTATAGTTGCTGCCATCACATCAACAAATTCAGTTGTGTCATTTGCAGTCATTCCTAACGCTGTTAGTCCATCAGTCACAATGTCACTCGTTAGTGCTAAGTCTGTTCCTCCTGCTGCTGCCAAGTTAAGAACGTCAGGAATTGCTTTTATCATTTGCTCGGACTTCCATCCTGCCATACCCATATAATACATTGCGTCTCCTGCATCTTTAGCTGTAAAACTAGTTTCTCTCCCAAGTTGTCTAGCTTTTGCAGTTAAAGCTTCCATTTCTTTTCCTGTTGCTCCACTTACGGCTTGTGTATTCTTCATACTTTGTTCAAAAGTTGCAAATCCTTTTACAGCAGAACCTACACCAATTCCACCTATTAAAGCTCCTGCGGTAGTAGCCAGTCTAGCAAATTTACTAATAGCTCCATTTACAAAAGAATCTATTTTTCCTGTAAGACCTCCAAGTGCTGAACTAGCTTCATCTCTAATCTTAACTGCTGCTTCATATCTCTTACTCACAAATTCTTGCAATTTATTTTTAGTTCGAGAAATAGTGTTTATAGCTTCATCAGCTTGAGATTTTATTTTTATAATAGTATCAGCTTTTAAGTTCTGAATCTTAGCTTTCACTTTATCTATTATAGAACTAGACTCATCTTGTCCTCTAATTATTACAGGTGGTACAGGTTTAGCAACTTCTTTTATCTTATTATTAACTTTATTAACTGTAGAACTCGCATTATCTGTAGCTTTCAACCTTGCTGTTACTGTCTTTTTAGCTTTATTAACATTATTGCTAGCCCTATTGGCTACTGGACTCGCGTTATCTGTAGCCTTTATTCTTGCTGTAACAGTTTTTTTTGCTTTATTCATATTGTTATTAACTCTATTTACAACACTTGAAGCTTTATCTGTAGCTTTTATAGCAGGATTAACTTTTATTCTATTAAGTGTCTGCATCCTTTTTTCTGTCTGCTTCATGTATTTTTCCATAGTACTTAGTTTGCTTTTTGTTTCTCCGTCGCCTTTTGCACTTATGACAACATCAATATGATACATTTCCTTTTTAGCTATTTCCCTCACCTACCTTTCTACAGATATTTATTTTTTCATAGCTTTATTCTCTTGCTCTATTTCATTTTGAGTAAATACTTTCATTAAGCGTTGAGACATCAAATTTTTCTTAACAAAAATATCTGGGGGAACATGATGCTTAACAAAGATGTTATTTAAAACAGTCAGTCGTCCCCCCATTTTTATTAGTTTTTTATATCATCATCACTTATCTCATCATAAAAGCCAGATAATTCCAATATTTGGTCGCTTATTTTGCTTAATTCTCCAGCTAAGAATTTTCTCTTTATAAATTCTCTAGCATTTGTTACTTTCATAGCATCAAGTAATTTTTGATTAGAAAAATTAGGTTTTACAGTTCCTTTTTCTATTAATGCTAGAGTAAACTCATCATCATTTAATTTTTCTTCTCTTCGCCCTTGGACCTTTACAATTTTAGTGCAATCTTTTCTTATTTTACTAATCTCTTTTTCTGTTAATGCTTTCAAAGTAATTGGTATTCCTAATCTATCTAAAAACACAGTTCTCTCAGGCACTGGTGAATCCTCCAATAGCTTTGCTATTATTTCATCCTCTTTCATCTTCAATCTATCTTCATTTGTTTCTTCTATTTCTTCATCTAAATCATTATCTTCTACTTCATTTTCTAGCTCTCTTTTATATATCTCTGACATATTATTCCTCCAATATTTTTAATTTTAAAAAGCTACAAACAAAATTAATTGTTCATAGCTTTGAGTGCTGCACTGTTTTGTTTTAAAGTTCGTTTAATAAATCATATCCTCTATAACTTCCTTCTAGCTCTATCTTTACATCTTCACCAGCTTTTGAATTTATAAGTGGTATTTTCTTTAATCTACAATTTTTTAATCTAATACTTTCATATCCCAATGTTTGTGGGTTTGTTAATTTATATATTATTTCAAAAGATTTAAAACCTAACTTTGCGAATTTTGAGCTTACTTTATATCCGCTTAAAGAGAATGAACCCTTAGTAGTCCCAACTCTTGATATTTCATTTTGACAACCTAACAGTTTGATACTTTGCTCATCTTGCTCAAAATCAGCTTTTATTTCTTCCATGTATAGCTCTTCTACACCATCAATAAGTATAACTACATCGGAACCATTCAGAAAACTGGCTTCTTCTATATAATCATCATTATACATAATCTATAACCTCCTTTATCCTAGGTATCCAGTACCATATATTTTTTTCATCACATCAACCTTAATAGCATCCCATTTCCAATAAAATTCATCCGCTTTGGCAGTTGCTTGAAGCTCTGTATCTATATCAACATTAAATTCAGATATAATACCTTGACTCATTAATTCTTCAAAATATTTCTTCAATGCACATATAACAGTTGTCTGCCCTGTCGCATCATTAAATATTTTCCCTACAAACTCTTTTCTTTTCAATGAAGTATCTTTATTTATAGTGTTAATAAACATAATATTAGAGATATATCCCATAGCTTCATTCTTATCATCTACATACTTTTTAAATGTATTTACATCATCAACAACTATTACGTCTCCATCATCAAAATCTAAAACTAAAGTACCACTCTTTAAACACTCTTTAACTTCTGATTGACTTAATCGTGGTTCTACTTCTTCAAATATAGTCTTAGCATTACATATACTACCTGTTATGCCTTTGCTTACTGCTAATGCTCCTATATAAACAGCTACTTCGCTAGGTGTATATTTTACATTTTCATAATAAGCTGAACTCCCAACGTTAGCTATATTTTCATCATTAAAACTTTTTGATTTATCATTAATCTGTTTTATATTATCCTCTTTTTTCCCACCTAGAAAAAGTAGTATGCCTTTTCCTAATTCTTTATTTTTAGCTACCCAAGCTTTTGTAGTTTCCTGCAAAGCTTCCTCAGCTACACCATCAAGTACAAAAGAATCAAAACTATATCTCTCAAATTCTTCTAATGCTTTTAGATAAGACTCATTTGTTATAGATGTACAACCATCATTTCCACCCTCAAGTGCTACATTTACTAAGTTTGCTAATGTTGTATCACTATCAGCTACTTTAGTTGCAATTACATACTCATTATCTAAATTAGAGTTTATTTCTAGCACTATTTCATCTATAGTACCTTTGACACTTGAACTAAATAATTGCTTAGTTCCTTCAAAGAAAATAAAATCCTTTTTATCTGAATCCACTAAATTGGATTTTATTGTTACATTAAAATTTCTGCTAGTTGGATACTTAGTTTCTAGCTTAATTACATCTTTTGCAGTATTTTCTGTAGTATCTTTTAGTGTTAATGTGCCCTTCTTTTGATTTCCATCTACAAGCCTATATAAAAGTAATTCCTTTACATTCCCTAATAAAGCTAATTTACCTAACTTATATGCTGAATAGTTCATATCATCACCAAATAAAGTTTTAAGTTGTCTCAAATCATTTTTTATTGTTATTACCTTACCTACATCTCCCCAATTAGCCCTAATAGGCATTGCTAATCTACCCTTTAAACCTGTATTTGTAGACTTTTCTGCTTGAGTCTTGAACCTGTTATAAAAACCAGGTATATCTTTTTTCTCTTTTTCATTCCATGCGCCAGTTGCCATTTTACTTCACCTCTCTTTCTAAGAAATCTTTTATAAGCTTCTCGAACTCTACTTTTGTAAGTTCATCTTTCTTACAATTAAATAAAGCACCTGCAACTACTTCTTTCTTGTAGCCAAGTGCTTCACTATTTTTTAAGAAATCTTCTTTTGAATATTTTTCTTCCTGCTTACTTATATTAGTCTTTTTATTAATTGCTTCAGCCAATCCTTGCACCTCCTATTTTAAATTTCCATTACTATAAATCTTATTCATAATAGGCCCTTCTCTTTTTATCTTACCTATCATTTTGAATACTACAGTTAATTGACCATTAGAAAACATGTCTGATTCTCTATCTTCAACTACACTTACAAGAGTTAAATACATATTTTTATCTTCTCTAAGTCTTACTCTCTTATCTATTATTAGCTTAGTCTCTAATTCTTCAAGAAGCTTAACTATTTCATCCTTATTTTTGCTAACAACATGACATTTCATAGTTTTAGTAATCTCAATCAGATGATAGTTAATCCTTTTGTTTTCAATATTTGTAGTTCGCCATAATGCACATGGAGCTATAAAATTTTTCTTCCAATTATCCTTGTAACTCTCGATTTCTAATAAATTTTTTGTGTACTTAGATAAAGCTTCAACCCATCTATCATTAGTTATATCTTCTTTATCATCTAAAGCTATTACACTAAACCTTAGACATCTTATTATGGCTTCCCATTCCTCATCTATAACATCTTGACCAACTGCACCCTCATAAATACAAGTAAATACCTCATTAGAAGTATCATCTGTTATAGTTTTAAAATCTAAAGTCTCTATGACTTCTTTTGTAAGTTCATCCAGTTTATTAAATGTAGTCCTTTTCTCATATAACCAAATATTTATGGTCCTTCTAAAACCTATAACATCACCTTCATTGTCAGCATCTTCACCTTGGACAACTACAATATAAGGTTTTATAGTTTTTTTATTAGGAACAGTTGGTTCATAGCAATCTTTTAATCTTGGTATGTTATCAATTAAGGCTTTTCTTATTCCTGCTCTCATATTATTTACTCCAATGTCCTTCTACTAATTTACCTATTTTAGATATATTCCTACTGACTGTAGACTCTAAAGAATGTGTCCCTTTAGTGCCAGGATGTTGGACTTGTTTTACAGGATGTGAAGCTCCATTCCAAAACAAAGCTTTTGCACTTTTTGGTTTTATAACATGAGGTGCTGAACCTTCCTCTAAAACAGTTCCATAGTCAACGCCATGACCTAACCTAACAATGTATTGATTTCCTCCACCTAAACTTGTTCCTGTTATGCCTTGTCTTGCATTTCCTGTCCTATCAGTCCATTTTGCATTATTCTTAGCTTCTCCTTCTAACATAAAAGCTATATTCGTACACAAAATTGGCATTGTAGCCTTTTTTCTATCAATTTCATTTATAGCTTTAGTAAACACACTCACACTAACCCACCTCTAATCTATCTTTTCAAGACCACATATATATCCACAAATCTTTTCCTCAACTACAATAGGATTTACATAATTTAATTTCATAGTACCTTCAATACATTTAAAAGTTATCTCATTTTCTGTATTCAATCTTAAATCAGCTTCTTTATCTGCAACCATACCAAAATTTTTATTTTTATAAACTGTACCAATAGTTTCACTACTTACTACTGTATCGTTGCTTTTTTCGGGATATATAACGACTGTTAGTTCTTTTACTTCATTTGTAACCTCAATAGCTCCATCCACTATTTTTTTAATTTCCTGCTCTATAGTTATTATTTGAGGGTTTAAAGCTATACCTCGATTAATAGTTTTTATTATTTTATCAGCTCTTAATTTTCTCATTGACCATCAACTCTTGTCATAGATGTTTTATATCCTGTGTTAGTTGTTTCATTCTTTGATTTTTCTTCTAAATAATCAGTTTTATATATATCTGCTAATGACAACCAGTATGAACTATTACTACTTTTAGTTTCTATAGGACCTATTTTAATACAATCATCTGTAGCACCTTTGAGTAAACAACCTCTCCATGAAGCTTTTAAAACATTATTCTCATTAGATTCTAATAACATCACAAGTTGTTCATCTGTAAAATAAGGATACTCTTCTTCTTGCAAATTGAGTTTTAATTTATCTAAATTGTTAATAGCCATGTCTACTCACCATCTTTGTTGAGAATCTCATTATTATTCTTTTCCTCAGCTTCTCCTATTACTTCTATATATCCTTTTTCCTCCATAAGTTCTTGGTCAGCTTTTCTAATCTCAAATATATCATCTATTTTGTAACAGTCATTATCATATTTTAAGTAAACTAAAGCTTTTACTTGCATTAAATTCTCTTTCTTTTTAGCCATAATATCCTCCTTTTTTAAGATGCTACTGTAGCGAAGAAACATTCATCAGCACGTTCAAAGCTTGGCATACCTAATTGTGATACCTTAGTTTGAACTGTTACTGGGTCAATTAATCTCATTGTTGTTATAGCAATACCAGTTCTAACAACAGAACAATCTAATTTAGAACCATATACTTTGTCAGCTTCTTCTGGTGTTGTGCCATAATAAGTTTTTCCTAAATCTCCGTCTGGAATAAAAGTTATTTTGTTGTCAGGGAAATAAGATTCCTCACTTTCATCTTCTAATTTATATGTTCCACTTACTATGGCAACAGATAAACCAACTTTATTTTTAAGATAATTTTTAATCATTTCATCAGTTAAAATAACTCTACCATCTTTATCTATATCCAATTTAATAGCTTTGTTTTTAGCAAAATACCCAAAGGTTTTACTTGTCATTACCATTCGCTTAGGTAACGGCTTCCCTTCATCTCTCATTATTCTCATCCATCTTTGAATATCTCCTATAATATCTGCATCTGGATTATCCCATGTTGCACTTCCAGTTAACACTTCTTTATGATTACTTGGAACTTCAAAGTCAAATACTAAATCTCCATCTTCTGATACTATATTTATTACTCCATCAGCTAGAGCTTGCATTCTCATTCTTTCCATTTGCATATCGCCACCATCTACAAGGGCTAAATAATTATCATATATTTGTGAAATTATCATTAATAATAGTTCTTTGTTTTGAGCTTTAGAAGCTAAAAGTAACTGTTGTCTATCTTCTTCATTTACAAGAACACTCTCTTTAAAAAATGGCATTCTCTTTGATTTAACTTCTATTTGAGCTTTTAATGCTCTTATTTTTACAGCAACATCAAAAGTACTTTGTTTTAACACCACTGGTTTTTTCTTCGCTCCCTTAATATATTTTAGGTCCATACCTATTTGTTTTTTTCTAGGAAACAAAGATTCGCCTATTAGCATTTCTAGTGGTAACTTTTTTATATATTTAGCTATCTCCTTAGAGTCTATAAAGTCTTTCCAATCCATTTTAATTCCTCCTAATATTTATTTTATAAAAACATAATCATTTTCATTGCTTGTTTTGCTTCTTCTGGTATAACTGATGGTAAGGTCTTTTCATCCACAAATCCAAATATTAGTACTGGAATACTTTCATTACCATTTGAATGAGTAAAATCTATATTTCTATATACTAGGCCAAAAGCTTTATCATTTGTAACAGTTGTACCATCTACTAATTTTCCATCTTTTGATATTAATGTACCTGCTTTTAAAATTCTTTTTCCATCTACTACAGCTACATCAGTTTTTTTCACTTTAATATTTATATTTTGAAATAAATTTCCTGCAAATTTTAATATGGTTTTATTTTCCCCCATGTAAATCTCAGATTTTTCTATACTCATATATTTTCCTCCTATTCTTCTCCAAAGAATTTCTTTTGAGCTTCTATATTTTCACTTTTTACTTTAGAGTCAGCTAGCAACTCACCTATACTACTTATTTCGTTATCATTATCAAGTAATGATGTTGTTCCTCCTTCTAGTCCTCCAGTTCCTACATTTTCATCATCTCCTTTATTTTTTTCATTATTAAATAAATAAGAATCACTTTGTTGATAAGCTTTTATCTGTTCATCTAATCCAATAATTTTGCCATCTACAAAGTTGATATTTTCCTTATCTATTAATGCTGATAAAGCTTTTGCATTTTTAGGATTATAACTTTCAATAGCCCTTTCAAGAGCTGTATTGAATTTTAAAACCTCAATTTCTTTTTCTGCATTTTCTTTAATTTCTTTATTTGCATTTTTAAGACTTTCAATTTCATCTGATAGCTCTTTGTTATCTTTAACTTTACCTTGCAAGTCATTTAATTGCTTATCTCTATCCCCTATTTGCTTTTTATACTCTTTAATCTCTTTGTTAGCATTTTCTAGTTCTGTCTTTTCAACGTATTTAGGGCTTTTAACGTTATCTAAAAGAAGCTTATTTTCTTTATCTTTAGATAATTTTTCATAAACTTTTTGTCCTTCTTCATCTCCAAGTAACTTTTTAAAATACTCTAACATTCAATTTCCTCCTTAAAATTAAGCATAATAAAAGCACTCATTAACCTTTAATTAATAAGTGCTTACTTTACTTTTGTATCAATTCTTTTAGCTTTTCTTTGTACTCAGCATAACTGTTGTATTCATCATAGTTGAAACCAGGTGCATTTTTACCATATTTTTCTTTATATAATCGTCTCAACTCTAACAGCTTTTTATCTTTTCTCATTTCTTCAAGCAATCTAAATCCCTCCTAATAATTCATTAAATATTTTATCCAAATCATTTAAATGTTCTTTAATAAAACTATTTATTTCTTTATTATTTTGATACTTTAGTGTAAATAAATTAGCAAATATTTCTTTCTCTTTATTTCTGTTTTTACTCCAATATTTTTCGCTATGAGTTGCTAATAAATCCTCAAATTCATTATTAGATAATGCTCCTAGTATATCACTAATAAATTCATTATTGTACAACTCATTAGAATTAGTATATATACTTTGCAAGTTTTCAATATTCTTCATAACATATATAGAGCTACTTTCAATAGCTTTTTGGAACTTAATATTATTATAGCTCTTAATTTCTTTTATATCAATTCTATGCGCAAACTCATGAAGTAAAGCAGCTTCTTTATTATATGATTTAAATTCTTTAATATTTGGATTAATACCAATTAAATCAACCTTAGTATAATAAATAAAAGGTATTTTTTGACTATTATCAATTAGTATTTTGCTTGGTTGCACATACTTGTTAATATATTTTTGAACTTGTTTAGGTGCTTTCTTTGACTTATTCTTAATTGAATTAGTAAGGTTCTTTTTAATTCTATCATCTTTACTATTTGTAGCTATTTTATTCTTTTTATTTCTTTGTTTTTTAATGATTGGAACACTATTATTTTGATGTCTTATTCCATCAAACCAACTATCAAGAGTATCATTATCTCCTCCACCTATCCAGTTCTCCATCATTTTAGAAGCTTCACTAATTGGTACAATCACTTGAATTGGATAACATAAACAATTAGGGTGTGGAATAGGATACTTTTCGGGTGGGAAAACTCCCTCACCTAGTCCAAAACGATTTTGTTCTGCATACTCGTCACATTCATCCTCGCCCCTCCACTTTACTTGTCTAATATAATGTTGAGGACTTAGGTTCCATTGTAACCCCGCGCAGAAAGGATTATTTATCGCATTTTGAACACTTGTTTCTACAAAAGCATGTGTTATAGAGGTTCTAGCAAGTCTTTGAGCTTGATAAGATATACTTTTATTCATTCCAACTTCTAATGTTTTAGCCTCTGTTTTTCTAACTGGATTAACATAATTATCTAAACTCTTTGCTAAAGTTTTTGCATTAGCACCTCTAGCAACATTAGCTTTTATTAATCTATCAATGTCTTTTCTATTTTTACTACTATATTCCCAAAGCCTAATATCTAATGACCTTTTATCTTTATAAAAGTTACCTGTAACTAGTTTTTCCACCACGCCAGTAGTTGTCTTTATACACATAGCATCACATGCAAGGTTCATAGCTGTATTTGGAACTATTGATTGATAGTAATACATTTGTAATTCTTTAGCTATATTAGAAGCTTCTATTACACTTTTTTCTGCAACAGGTACTAATCTTTGGTTTAACTCATTAATATACCTCTCGATTGATTTATTTAGCTTTTTTAGGTATTTGGTACTTAAATTTAATTCTTTATTCTTAGCAATGTCATTTAAAATGATTTTACTGGCATCTTTATATACATTTAATATCTCTAATTGTATTTTTTTATCTAATAATAAAAGTTTTTTTCTAGCTTCAAGAACTTTCTTTGTATAAGTATTGTCCTTCATAACAACACCTCATTACTCATCACTATTATTAGATTTACTATTTAATTCTTCATCAATATCATCAATTTCTATTTCTGCGTCTTTTCTGAATTGGTCTTGCTCTACTGATTGTATCTTTTCATTATCTTCCAATACTTCATTAAATGCTTCCTCATAATCTTCATCATCACCAAATTCTTTTATATAATTTCTATGACTTCTAACATTATTGTTCACTTCTTCAAGTGCCAATCTCTTCGAATCTTCTTCATCTTCTGGAATAGGATAATTTTTATTTAATACAATAGAAAACATTAAATCATCCCAATCATGATTCCAATCATCATAACAATTAAATTTACTACATGCTTCAACGATTAGTCTTAACATACTTCTTATTGCAGGTTCCCAATCATTCCACTTTTCCGAACACCTTGCAATAAGTTCCGTATATAAATATTTCAAAGCTTTGGCACTAGGTATATTCTGTAATTGCTCTGGTCTAGGGATTGCAAGTTTTTCGTACATACTATCCTCAAGTCTTTTAAAAAAGGAGTCGACTGGGTCTGCATTTGAAAAACTACTCTCAACTCTATATGCTTGTGCTTGTTTTCCTTTTTCTGAACCTTCTTCAAGTGTTTTTAATGCCATTAAAGCATTCGGAGCAATCTTACAGGCATTAACTGTTTCTTCTGTCGCATCTACTACAACAGTTTGCCCAAACATTAGAAATTTTAAAGAGTCATTAAAATCTGATAATCTTTTATTATAAGTATCTTGTAATGGCTTTAAATCCTCAATATCACTAATGCCTGTGATATTTGTAATACTTTGTTCATTAACAATTATCCAACATGGTATTTTAGAAAGCTTGGTATCACTTTCTTTTACTTCAATAGGCTTAGATAAATTATCACCTTTAAATTTTTCTACTCTTAAAAAACAACTTTCTTGGTTATTAACACTACTTTCTTTCATGTAATAAGTATATCTATACCATATTTGGTTCGCTGTTACTTCTTTTATGGTTGAAGCATCAAATCTAACAAATATAACAGATTTTAATTTTGTAATGTCATTACTATCAACTTGATATTTAAAATCATCTATAGAATGATAAAATAGCCTTATAGGTTGATTTGGTTCAGCTTCTAATCTTAATAAAACTCTTTTTGTTATAGTTGCTATCTTAAAAGCTTTTAGTGTGTTGCTCCAAAACTTACTGGCATTTAATATTGAATCAATATATTGTCTTAATTCCTCACATGTTTCTTTATCTTCTTTCTCATATGCTTTAAGTATTATAGTTGGTTCTTTTCCAAACATAAAACGAGCTTGTTTATTTATAAGTGGTTTTACCTTATTATCTATAATCTGAGAAGGTGTATAGTCTAAATTATCAAAAGTAATCCAACTTTGACCTAGAAAATCATCATCTAATAATCCCATTGTTTTATTTCTACATTCACCTAAATAAAACAAGAAATCTCTTTCTGCATGTTTTCTATCTTTTAATTCTTTTTCATCCAAATTAAGCAAGATATTTTTTATACTCACTAAAATACAGCCCCTCCCTTCTTATTATATTGATTTGGTATATTATTTTTCTTCAAGCCTAAGCCTTTATTGTAAATATCATTATTATATTTTAACTCCTTAATATCTGACACTTCATAACCATCAAGTGCATACCATATAGCACTAAATGTATGAGGGTCTATATTAAATTCATCATATATTAAGTTTCCATTTTTATCTGTAGCGTATGTTAGGTTCTTTAACTCTTTTATTGTATGTTTACACTCACTTGAACAATAAATCTTTTTAAATCTCTTAACCTTCTTAGTATTTTGTAGTCTACTTCCAGCGTATTTCTTAGCACCAGATATATTAAAACCTTGTTGTCTAAAATATTTTATAGTCTTAGGTTCAGCAGCATCAGCTTTTATTAGTTCTTGAGTATCTTTAAACTCTTTAATATCTTTAACAGTCACATCATCTGTAGTTTGATTCTTATAGTACTCCCAATAGATATACAAATATTTGTTTTCATGGTCTATAGCTAATCTTAAAAGTGCATTGTATGATTTTTCAAATCCAAAATCGAATCCAACTTTATAATACCTTTGTGGTATGTTAGATATTTTATTTATAACTTCTTGATGCTCCATAACTTCAAATTGTGGTAATACTTTAGTTCCATTTATACCAAATCTTCCTTTTCTTGCGATTCTGTATAAGTCATAGTCATATTCTTTCATTTCATCAAGTTGCTCTATATAACTTTCGGGCAGAAAAAAATTATCATCTGCAATTGAATGATGATAATATGTATTATTTTTTATTACTATTCTATTTTTATATAACACAGTATCATCTAATACAAACCTGTCTTTTTCTTCATCTCTAAAGAAATGTTTATAGGTCCAGTTATCTTCGCCAATTGGATTAGTTGAACAAATTATATGATTAGATAAACTAGGATGTCTCAAACGTCCTAAGAGTTCTTTAAAACCAGTGTATTTAACCTCTGAACATTCTTCCAACCATATTATAGATACACCATTTATTGACTTTAATTTAGCTGGATTATCCATCCCTTTAAATATTATTTTACTTCCGTTTGGAAATATAACTCTCATAGGACTTGTTTTAAATGATAATATATCTCCTAAACCCATACTTTCTGCAACTTCTTCTAATAGAGAAAAACAACTATCTCTCATTGTGTCATATACTTCTCTTACCACTAAAGCTTTTCTTTTTTCTTCAAGAAGCTTAATAATTAATTTAGTTGCTACATGATAACTCTTTGAACTTCCATATCCTCCAACAAGAAAATAAAATTTGTAATCCCAATTGAATATAAAATCATAAAAGTGGTCATTTGATATAAATTTACTTTCCATTTTCTCCACTCGCTTTCATAACTCTTACAGTTATCTCTTTATCTGTATCATCTTTATTTAGGTTAGCAACCTCACATTTCAACTTCTCAACTCTAGTTTTTTGCTCCTCTGTAGCCAAATTCCAATCCTTATGAATCATTTCATCATACTGCTTTATAAGACTCCTTAACTCACTCATTGCCCTACTCTGTGCATTAAGAAAAGATGCTTGCCTATCCCATGCAAATTGAAATTCATACTCTATCTTCTCGCCATTTTCTGTACTTTCATGTTTCTTAAGTTCCTTAATCATTTCTTCTTTATCTTTAACATACATTATCTTTTGTGCTCTTATTATTGCTGCATATTGAATTGTTATCTGCTCCCAAAGAATATCGAATTTATCTTTATTCTTTATCTCATTAATTAGGTCTTGAGTCTCTTCGGGTAGATATTTTGAGAAGAAACCAAACTTTTCAGCGTTCTTATTACCAGGAGGTCCAGTGGCATTCTTATTACCTATGGGTGCACCCCTTTTATTTTTAGGTGCACCCTTCTTTTTTTCACTAGCCCAGTTGTATCTTTTAATCCATGACTTTAAAGTATTTAAACTAATGTCATACTTTGCTGATATTTCCTTTTGTTTCATACCTTTTAGGTAATCTTGTTTTACCTTTTCTTTGACATCTTGCACATCACCACCTCGTTTGTTTGTCGTTTTGGGAATAAAGATTATTGCAATTTATCGATTACTTCTTCACTTCCAATTTTTCTATTAATCTCCTCTAAACATTCATTAAAGCATGCTATTATTTCATATTTCACGTCTTCATTGGTTAAGTTACCAATAACTCTATTATCTAAAGAAAGTTTTATATAAACTGAAGTGTCTACTCCATTCATAGTAGAGCTATTAGAACATAAAATATCAACTTTAGACTGGACTAAAATATTTAATTTTGGTTCAGTTTTTTCTTTATAATCATTCATAATTTATTCTCCTTTTATCTTATTACTTCCCATAACTTATAATATATTTTATATTTCTACTACTTCCCATTTTTCATTAAATAGTTCTATCATTGTTTCTTTCCAAGGAACTCTACCATATCTACTTTCCACATATAAATAAGATGCTGTCATTTTGCTATGTTCGTCTGGTCTTTGTATCTTTATAACAACATCCTCGCTCCATTGTGGTAATCTCATACCTAGTTCTTTGCTACTACTCTTTATTTCCTCAAAAGCAATTCCAAAACCTAAATTATCATTTATTTTTTTCATTTTCTTTTCTCCTTTTAATTTATTGTATAAAAAAAGACCATCTATAAAGTAAAGATAGTCATTTTAGATTTTATGTACTTTTATTTTTTTAGATATTTTAACATTTGAACTAGATAGTCCCCATCCAATGAATCTGTTTCATCTTTATCAAGACTTCTTTTACCAAAATCTACAAATCCATTATCCTTATAAAATTCAATTAATTTAGGTTTATCTTCACATTCAAGGTACACTATTTTCCCACCCATATCTAACTGTACTGCTTTTATCTTGTCACATGCAATTTTTAGAAGTTCATCACCCTTGATTAATTTATTATAATTATTTGAATAATTCTTTCCTATTTGCCCTATCAAAGGTGCTCCAATAATATATCTTCTTAGTTCTTCATTGTATTGTCCAAACTTCACTATTTTCCTAGCTAAAGAGTTTGATAATGTTTTTCTTTTTATCGTAAAATACTTATTAGCTAAAGAAAAATACCCAATTATAACAGGCTTGCCTTTATAAGAAGTTAATACTAAATGTGTACTAGCTAAACCCTGTTTAGAAAATTCAATAGCTTTGTTTTTTAAAAATTCTTCTACATCTTTATTAAGAGGACAAGAAAAACTGGAGAGAATCTTTTTAACTTCTTCTTCCTCCAGCTCTTCTAGCATATTACTTAAGTTCACAATTGAATAGCCACTCATTAAAATCTCCTGAATATATCCTTTATTTTATCTTTTGGTACTTCTGAACATTTTTTACTTAATACAACTTCTTTTTCTTGTTTATTTTTAGCATTTTCTAGAGCTGATACTAGATTTCTTCCAAATGCCTTTTTTCTTACATCTACATTTTTTAAAATACTTTTTGTAGCCATAAGTACCACCTTCCACTTCACTATTATAATTTAATTATACTGACGTTACGTCAAATGTGCAATACATTTCGAGGAATTATCAGTTGGCATTTTGTACATGATTTTATTATTATTATTCACAATATGTACATTTTATATAATAAAATTACTGTTATTTGTATTAATTTAAATAACTTACACTATAAAAAAATTATGTCATATATTTTATGTATATTAATTCAAATACTTGCTAAGTATTTAATTTTAAGTATGCACATTATAATATACCTAAACAAATAGTATTATGACAATAAAAATTTCTTTTTTCTTTTTAAAAATTAAAAGACTAAGCTTACCCAAACTTAGTCTTTTTAATAGGGAGATACATATTATGTCGCAAGTTCTAGGAATCGAACCTAGACTAAACCAGTACTTGCATGGTGAGTGAGGTTACCAAGCCCCACCCGATTTTTTAGACTTCTGAATTAAGATACAAAATATAAAATTTTGCCCTCAATTTTTCTACTTTTTAGTGTATCCGTTAGATTAATATTTGAACATAGTTAGAATTGAACTAACAGCGTCCTCACGCTCTGCCTAGTCTGTTCACATAAAAGACTTTCTGTCGCTGACATCTAAGCCCTTTATAATAATAGAGCGTGCAATTTTGGCATCCTTTCTTATCTATAACATATTCGCAAATATATTATTACTTTCTCTATTATTGAATAGTGGCTAGGGCAATCCCTTATACCCTAGCCAATTATTAAGTTTTGAGAGGGAAATCTTTATTTCCACAATACTATTATCTCATGTCTAAAACAAAAAAACCTGCACATTTTCAGCACTCAAAATTACTCTTACTTTTTAATTTAGTTTGTAATCTAACAATTCAAAAAGTGGTTCTTGCTCTATTAATGCTTTCTTCCCAAACAGTGCTATTGATATTGAGCTAATAGCTTGACTAGCTCTTACACTTAATTGTCTTTCTTCTAAATGTATTATATCAACCATTTCTTGCCACATTAGACCATCTATATATTTAAGTTCAATAATTTGTCTGTGTATAGGTTTTAAATTCCTTATAGCTAAATCTATTGTAGATTTAATTATTTCTGCTTCATATAACTCTATTTCTTTTTCTGTTATTAAGTCTGATACATTAACAATAGCATCCTCAATCATATTGCTAGTTTTGTT